ATACTTAAAGCATCACCCTCTTTGTGTGATGTGCTTAGAGAAAGGTATCTACACGCCCGCTACAGTGATAGACCATATCAAGCCAGTCGAGAACGGACAAGCAGACCCGCTATTTTGGGTTGAATCTAACCATCAATCTTTATGCCGTGATTGCCATAGCTATAAAACACGAGTGATAGACCAACGCGGATTTGGTGCGAAGAAGTAAACCGTTTTGATATCGAAACAATTGAAGTATGAACATATGTACACAGTTGAGTTGAGTACATAAGTGTACAACTGAATTATGAGCATATGTACACAGTTGAGGTGTTTCGATATCGCAACACCTGAATGATGGCGATATATCCACAGTTGAGTTGTGGTCATATGGTAACAGTTGAGTTGTGGTCATATGGTAACAGTTGAACTATGGTACTAAGAAATAGAGCTGCCCTCAAAATTGAGGAGAGGTCGTTATAACCTCAACTGTTGCATATGGTAAGCGAAAAAATTCGCCTACCAGCCGACGCAAAATTGCGTTGGTTAAATTTGATTTATATCAAACTTTTACGGGTAGGGGGAGTTTTTGAAAGAAAGTGGCAAGCCTAAAGAACCGCCCGCCCCCTTTAATTTTTATGCAAAGTAATTTTTTTGAAAATAAGGAAACACAATGACAGCCAAAAAGAAGAATTTACACACCCCGCCAAGTTTTTTAGATCCGATTGCTAAATCAGTATGGAAAGAGCGCATCCCTCAACTTCTTGAACGTGGCGATATTCAAGATGCCGATTTAATTCACCTTGAGTTATATTGCGTGAACTATTCTCTTTTCCGTGCAGCCGTTGAAGATATTCACAAAAACGGCTTTTCAATCGTCAATAGCCAAGGCACGCAATCAAGAAATCCCGCATTATCCGCGAAAGCTGATGCAGAAAAAGTGATGGTAAAAATGTCCTCACTGTTAGGCTTTGATCCAGTTAGCCGTAGAAAAAATCCTGTTGAAGTTGATTCAACCGATATGATTGATGAAATCCTCACAATGTAGGCTAAATATGGCAATCTGGCACGCATACGCAGAGAAAATTCAATCAGGTGAAATAGTGGCTTGTAAGAAGATAAAGCAAGCCGTAGCGCGTTATTTTAACGATTTAAACAACCCCGATTATTTCTTTGATCAAAGTGCGGTAGAAAAATTTATCGCTTTCTCGAAACTATGCCCACACGTTAAAGGACACTTGCGAGGTGAGCCGATTATTCTTTCAGATTGGCAAGTTTTTCTCTTTGCCAACATTCTGGGATTTAAACGAAAAGATACAGGATTAAGAAAATATCGCTCTGCTTACGTTCAAGTGGCAAGAAAAAATGCCAAATCAACGGTAGCCGCCGTTTTGGCAAATTGGTTTTTAGTGATGGAAGGCGGACAACAGGATATATACACCGCAGCCGTGAGCCGAGACCAAGCCCGAATCGTTTTTGATGATGCACGTCAAATGTGCTTACTTTCGCCCTTACTGAAAAAACGGCTCAATATTCAACAGCACAAACTCATCAACCCTAAGAACAACAGTATCATGCGCCCATTGGCTGCTAAATCTTCAACCATTGAAGGCACAAACCCTAGTTTAGCGATTGTTGATGAATATCACCTACACACGGACAACAGCGTCTATAGCGCATTAGAACTAGGACAAGGCGCACGCCCAGAAGGTTTACTCTTTGCTATTACAACCGCGGGAAGTAATGTGATTTCGGCTTGCAAACAGCATTATGATTATTGTGCTCAAATCCTTGAAGGGAATGAGCAGAACGATAGCTTGTTCGTATTGATTTTTGAACTAGACGAAGAAAACGAAATCGACAAGCAAGAGAACTGGATAAAAGCCAATCCCAATATTGGTAAATCTATTCCTTACCTTGATTTTGAAAACACGATTAAAAAAGCGAGGGGGATTCCTTCCGAATGGGTAGAAATGCTTACCAAGCGATTTAATGTATGGTGTCAAGGCACAACCCCGTGGCTAGGCGAAGGAAACTGGGCACAGTGCGAACGGCAGTACACCGAAAGCGATTTACTTCACCAAGATTGTTACTTAGGGCTGGATTTATCTAGCACCAATGACTTAACCAGCCTTTGCTATACCTTTCCACAAGGGAAGAAAGTGCGGTTAGTTACTCGGCATTATATCCCCGAATTTCAACTTAATAACGTGGCAAATAAAAACCGTGCGATGTATCGAAACTGGGTGCGTAGTGGCTGGCTGATTGCAACAGATGGCGATTGTATCGACTATGACAAAATCAGAGATGATATTTTGAAAGATGCACAACGTTTCAATATTAAGATGATTGGCTTTGACGTATGGAATGCAACCCATTTACGCACACAATTACAAGCGGCAGGGCTTGAGGTTGAACCATTCCCGCAAACCTATCAACGATTTAGCCCAGTGGCGAAAAGTGCAGAAGTGCTAATAAATAGACAGATGATAGAACATCATGGCGATCCAGTGCTTACCTGGGCGCTATCCAATGTGGTGATGGAAACTGATGCCAACGCCAACATTAAACCAAACAAGAAGAAAGCCGCAAACAAAATCGACCCAGCCGTAGCGTTTTTAATGTCTTTCGGCACTTATCAACTTGAATATGGTGATTTGATTTTCGAGCTTTCAGATGAACACAAACACGCATTAGAACAATTTAATGGTATTGATTTATAACTACAGAGGGAAACTATGGCAGTTCAAATAAAAGGCTTAAAAGAACTTGAGCAAAACTTAAAAAAACTAAACAAGGATATAAACAAAGTCGCTGCAAAAGCAATTAGAAAAGGACTAAATAGCGCGGCCAAATCGATTGAAAAAACAATCAAGCCGAATGTTCCAACATTGAAGAGTAGCACTAATTTCCGACAAAAAGGAACAATTAAAAACAACGTTCGACATAAAACAAGGGTAGCTAAAGATGGCTTAAGTGGTATCACTGCAATTCGAGTTATGCGAACAAACGGCCGTAGAATGGCGAAAATTGGGGAAAATACAAAAGATAAATCAGATCCGTTTTACTGGTGGATGGTTGAATATGGCACAGTAAAAATGAAAGGTCGTCATTATATGGAAAAAGGCTTTAAATCTGGTGAGGCACAGGCTCTAAGAATCGCAAAAGAAGTTGCAGAAGAAGAATTAAAAAAAGCGTTCAAATAATAGAAAAGCCCGACATTTCACAATGTTGGGCTATTTTGTCTAAAAACTTACATGCAGGACGATGATTAGGCATTCCACTCCTTAAAGTTTGCGGCAAACTTCCGAAAAAGTAAGCCGCTCACGTTTAGAAGACTTTGAAAATATTTCTAAATTCAAAGCGAGACTATTATAAAACTTTTCTGATGAACAAAAAATAGCCGTAGCTTAACGCATCTAAACTTTGATAAAATAGAGCAAGAAATAAACAGAGAAACGAGGGGAAAAGTATGATTAAATCCGTTTTATCCGCATTTGGTTCATTTGTATTTTCTGCTTTAGATTTTTTGTTATTTTTGGCTATATTGCTTTTTGTTGGCTTGTTGGTTTTCATCTTTTGGCCAATATTAAAATGGCCTTTACTGGCTTTTCTAATAGGTGCGATCACCTTCTTTTGTTATCTAATATACAAGATAAAAGAAAAACCAAAACCGCTAGAACAAGACGAAACATTATCCGGCTGGGCAGAACAAGAATTACAGCGCCCTATCATTCAACGGATTTTACAAAAACAAGAGGAAAATAAACCGTTCATTAGCGGAACGATAACGCATATTGGAAATGACGGAAAAGAAACTCGATTAGGCAATATCACTATCCATTTAAAGTAAAGGAATAATTAATCAAATAAAGCGCATCTAGGGTAGCTCCCGAAAGCAAGAAACCTTATCTTGTTGGTGCGCTCCTACCAATAAGGACAAATGCGAAAGGGGCGTTTATGGTTAGTCAAAAATTCTTACCTAAAAAGGCATATTCAATTATCGATGCAGTTAAATATATATCGTTAAATTACAATATCAATATTTCAGAATACGATTTGTTAGAATATATTCAGTCAGGTGATTTGCAAGCCTCAATTCATCTTGATGGCAGAATAAATAAAATAGATAGAGTAAATAAGCGAGAAATTCCACATAATAAAACGCTAAATATTCGAAATGAAGAAATATTTTTACAATTCAACCAAAAGGACACAAAATCAAAAATAGAACATAATGAAGATTTTAATATTTATCAAATAAAACTAAACCATATTTATTTTAGTATTGATATTATATTAAATGATTGTTACTACCTCCCTGAATATTTTTCAGAAAATGATGAAATAAAGCTTTATACTGGAGAACTAGACCGTTTTAGAAATCTTGTTTTTAATGGCTACTTTCCTCTTTCTAAAGAGGTATTTGAACCATACAACACAATAGAATTGATGGAGTGTGGTTATATAGACGAATTTCCTGATATTTATGTAAACACCTTTTCTGGGCTTTATCTTCATTTACCTATATGCGAAAACAGAACAGAACTGTATTTAGAAGATGTTTACATTATTCACGAGGATATGATTGAATTTTTAAAATTATTTTCCGTAATTGATGATAGCTATGAACAGCAAGAAGAAACTCAAAAATTAAAAAATCAAATTAGAGACAAGAATAAACAAATTGAAGAATTACAAAAACAGATAGAAAAGAATAGTAAAGTAAAAAAATCAACTGCATCAGAAAATAAGAAAAATGAATTTATTAAGGCTCTACTCCAAATCAAATATGGTGCAGAAGTCGCCGAGAATCCACGCCCACACGTTTACGATCCAAATGATAGCTATAAAGGCAAAGATGGCGTAATACAAAGAGATTTTGAATCAAAAGGGCTAACCAAGCATCTTCCTAGCGGGAAAACATTAAAAAGCTGGGTAAGTTCAGTTGAATTAGATAACTAATTATCCCTAAATCCGGAAAATTCTGGAAAAATCTGGAAATTTCCAGTTTATCAAATCTTCCTTCCTAAAATACCTATCGTTCGAACAACTCAACGGAATAGGACGCTATTCCACAGTGTTAAACAAACGATAGGTATTTTCTTATGAATCTAAATTTAAATCCAAACCAAAAACTAATCTCTGGTGAAACCGCTTGCCATATTGTTGGCTTTGGCCGCACCAAACTCAACTTGCTTGTAAAAGCTAAGAAATTCCCTCAACCAATCCGCTTTTCACAAAACTTTGTCCGCTGGGATTTAGAAGAAGTGAATCAATGGATTGAAGAACAGAAGGCTGCACGTGCTTAATCATTGGTTAATAGAAAAGAAAAACGCCATAGCAAGGAAGAAGAAACTATGGCGTAACTAGAAACGTATTTAAACAAGTAATTAAATTCAAACAGGAAATTAAAATGAACTTAATTCATAAATATTATATCAATAATGAAAATTTTTACAACTTAAACACTTTACAAAGTGCGGTGAAATTTGGCATTATTTCCCTGCAGTCGCAAAAAACGATTGCCGAGCCTGGAAACTCGACTTATTTACATACGGCGCAGAGCACGCCTAAAGCGTGTTTTTTTATGCGTAACATTCGCACACCCAAAGAATTTGCGGATTTTGTTTTTATTCATCAAATCTACAAATCTATCTCAATGGTAGCGTGTAGCGGTAAAGGTTCGCCCTTTGCTGTGGTCCACAAGTCGCAGTTTTCCAGACCGTTACACGTTACCGCCAAAGCCTGGAAACTTTCCGCGGTAACTCTCAAGTGTTTACATACGGAGTTACGCAAAATGTATCAATTCATTTTCGCGCTTATTCGCGCACCTCAAATCAAAATCAGACTTCTTGCCGATAATGAACAACAAGCACGCTCACGTTTTACTGATGGCGATACCTTGTTATTTGTTGGCAGAATCAACCAAAGCCCTAAACTTACACCAACGGTGGATGTTAAAGCTGAATCTTACTCTGTAAAAAATCACAGCTTGCCAGCAGGGCAGAATGTGGGTAGTATTGAAAGCACTACAACTATCGAGGGCAACCGCAACCCTTATCAATGCGGTATTTTTTTACCTAAAATTCATTCCTTGCACGTTCCTAAAAAATTAGGTGCGTTGTCTTATATCGAATTTGCGGTACAGATGATAAGCCGAAATAAGGCGGAGTTTATCCGCACGAATAAGGCTAGCCGTTCGATAGCGGTAGTTGAGTCTGTATCGCACCCAATTCAGGGCGATACTCTTACATTAACTAAATCTATCGGAAATCCAACAATGAAAATCTACCCCAAAAATAACCGCACTTTAGCGGCACTGCCTACCCTTTCTGTATCTGCAGCACAAGGGGGCGCAAATGTTTGATCAAGCCGTTCTAAAAGCACTGCAGGATAAAGCCAGTTTTAACGAGTTCAACCCTTTTTCTCGGATAGCTAAAGCGACTAAAAATGATTTAGAGAGCTTACGCAATGAATCTGAAATGTTATGTGAATCTATCGAATATGGATTGATGCACTTAGGCGACTTAATGCAAACCTTAGGCAATCTTGCCGACACAGAGCAGGATTTTACACGCGAGGCAATGAGTAACGATAACGTGAAACATATCGGTGGCTTGATCAAAGCTAATGCCTATCTACTCAATGCGTTGAGAGAAACTGCAGAATTAGCAGACTATTACATTCCCAAAAATAAGGGGGTGGAGTGATGATCAAACAAGTGAACCTACCCTATCAATTAATCTTTGTTTATGACGATGGCGAGCAGTTCATAGCGGGCGAATATGGCACGCTTAGAGAGGCGTTACAGGCAAAAATCAGATGTAAGCACGAAATAGGGCAAGCTGATATTTGCGGTCGAGTGTTAGAAGTGATCTCGGTTTTGATAGGGGAAGACAATGAAAGCTAAAAAAATCAAAGCATTCAAAGCACCATATACACCGACACCCGAGCAGTTAGAGAAATCTTACAAACGCATTAAACAATTCTTAGCCTTTGCAGAAGATTATCTACACTCTGGACACTACAAAGGACTGGCGGCATCAATCGAACAAATCAAGAAAGCAGCAACAATTAGAAAGGTGGCACAACATGAAACCAAGTAACCCAATGCAACAACTTCAACAATGGAAAACGAACAACGGCAAAAGCAGCGAACGCAAAAATGCGTCCGCTAAAAGTTCGGTTAAAAATTTAGGTAACCTCAAATTTGAGGAGACCTCAAAAACACAACAGGAGACGCAAGGCGAGACCAAAAACAAATATCAAGGGAAACTCTACGCTAATCCCTTATCTTTTAAATTCGCCCAGCTGTCCCCCCAATTCCAGCTGATTTTAGACAGTAACCGCACG